CTGCCCCCTTGCTCTGATTCGGTCAGCACACCACTTTGCAGCGTTCCAACCCGGCTCCTCACACACCTTCGCACACGCCTCACGCTCGGCAGCGGCAACAAGAGCGGCGAAGCGTTCAAGGTATGGTGTCAGGTCGTGCCCTTCCACCCAAGCGGAAGCACAGCCGCCGTCCCAATTACAAACAAGTTTTGCCTCGACTGCCAGTCGGATGATGTCGTCGCGGGTCATGTCTTCCCCCTTGCGCTAACAAACTCTTTGAGATGCAGCAGAGCGTGGTCGTAACCTTCGGAAAACATGGGATGACGCTCACGTTCCATGCCCATGAGTTCGTCAATCGTGTCAAGCACTGCTTCGCGCTCTCGTTCTGCCACCAGTCGGGCAAAGTGTTCAAACGAAGCGATGCCCGTGCTAGAAGCGACCAGGAAGTGACGGTCGATGTAGGCATGCGCCTTGTTTGCCATGTCAATGATCTCGTCGCGGGTCATATCCCGCTCCCCTTCCGGCATGGCCACACAGCACGCATTGCCTGGGACGCCAAGAAGTCGGCAGACAAGTGCCTCTGCTCTGGCCTCGTTTCCAGATAGCGTTTAACCACATCAAGCGCCTGACCCAAGGTCACATCGCTTGGTGAGCAGAACAGAACCTTGTCGTTGGCATCATGGACGCCCGCCACATAGAACATGACCTGAGAAAGCCGCCCATCTCGGAGGCGCTCGTAGAGTTCGTTCCCGCTGAAGAACTGTGCCTGGGCGGGGCCGCAGACAAGCGCCAAGACTGCAATCAGTTTTCGCATACCTAGTCCCCCTCCATGTAATCAAACACCTGCTGATCGATAGACCTCTCAACCTGCGGATAGGTACGAACCAACTTATCCAGCTCCGCAGACGGATTGCCATCCAAGTCCAACAACTCCCACTCCCCACATCCACCCTCAGCGGGGTAGCAGTTATCAGGCGGGCCGCTGATGAAGGCCGGGCGGTACGGCTCCCATGCAGTCACTCGGACGATGCAGGGGATGTCGCAACAAGTTGTTTCAAATTCCATGCTTCACTCCTATGAAGATCACAAGGAAGATGACTGCTGCTACCGCAATCGCGGCAACGCAACCCAATAAATCCATGCCGTCGTCTTCATAGCGGTGCATCACTTCACCCTCCTGACCTTGGCCCAATCCGGCGTGCGAGTCTCAACATACACAGGTTCCCGGCCTGCGCTTGGCGGAGTCCATCCGGTGTAGCGATGCCATGTAGCCTGCACATCCGCGCCTGATCGCCACTTGAAATCGGGGTGACCCACAGGAATCCACGGCATCGTCTTCTTTGCGTCGTTGCTCATGGTTACCTCACCTAAACCACAGGTAAAAGCCATGCAGGATGCCGATGGGGAAGAGCAAGGCGCCCGCGATCAGGAAGCCCCACAGACCCTCTGCAAAGCAGGTAAAGATGTGCGTGAACCAAGCGATAACGCTGGCTCCAATCAAGATCGTGGTCAATGTGTCGTTCATTTCTCTCTCCTTAAAAAGGTGCTGGTGGACACTTCGACGGATCGAACTTCGGCTTCTTGTATGGCTGACCCTTGTAGGTCGGGAAGGGCCAGACCGGGGGGTGCTTTTCCATGTTCTCTCCTGAAGTGAGCGGCCATCTTATACATCTTTCTACCTGATGACAAGGGGGTGAACCTACCCGTTGACAGCGATGCCCGTTCGCAGTACTATGCACCCCTCCCAAACAACGAAAGGACATGGAGTGATCAAGTCAGTCAACATCAAGGCCATCCGCATCGATGGCGGCACGCAGTCTCGCGAGAAGTTGGATCAGGTCGTGGTCAGCGAGTACGCAGAACTGTTCAAGGAGGGCGTGGAGTTCCCGCCGATCTCGGTCGTGCATGACGGAACGGAGTATTACCTGGCAGACGGCTTCCATCGATTGCTCGCGGCTCAACACGCAGGGAAGGCTTCGATCAACTGCGATGTGATCACCGGGACTCTTCGGGATGCGGTGCTGTACTCCCTGTCGGCCAACCATTCTCATGGTCTGCGCCGATCCATTGAGGACAAGCGCAAGGCCGTGATGACCATGCTTGAGGACATCGAATGGTCTGAGTGGTCAGACCGGGAGATCGCCCGCCAGTGCCATGTCTCGCACCCCTTCGTGCAGAAGATGCGGGCCGCGATGCAGAAGCCCGAGACTGGTAACGTTACCACTTCCAAGGCCAAGGCTGAACCGAAAGAGAAGCCCGTCGAGGTCGAACCTGAGATCGAAGAGCACGATCAGAAGCAGGAAGTGATCGACGAACTGGTTCAAGAGAATCAGAAGTTGACGCAGCGTCTTGCCATCGAACTGATGGAGGCCACGCCCGAGGAGAAGCAGTCGGCTGAGAAGTTGATCGAGGAACTCCGCGAGGAGATCAGGCTTCTCAAGATCGAGAACCAAGCCCTGACCGTTAGCCGCGACACCTTCCAATCTGAGAACGGGCAGATGAAGAAGCAGATCAAGATGCTTCAGAAGAAGTTGAAAGACGCCGGGGTTGAGTGATGGGTCTGAACCTGCGTCCATATCAGGAGCAGACCCTTGAGGCCCTTCGTCAAGGGTTCGCGCAGGGCAAGCGCAGTCAGATCCTCTACGCCCCCACGGGCGCGGGGAAAACTGAGATGGCAATTGCTCTGCTTAACGCGACAAAAGTCAAGGGCAACAAGGCCGCGATGCTTCTTGACCGCATCATCCTTTGCGACCAAACGAGCCAACGCCTGGAGCGGTACTCCATCGATCATGGGGTACTGCAATCAGGGCATTGGAGGTATCGACCCTACGAGAACATCCAAGTCTGCTCGGCTCAGACCCTTGAGCGGCGCGGCTCTTTCCCCGGGCTGAACCTTCTCATCGTGGACGAAGCCCATCAGACCCGGGAGCAGACAGTCGAGTTCATCAAGGCCAACCCCGATGTCCGGGTGATCGGCTTGACCGCAACCCCTTTCACCAAGGGACTCGGCAAGATTTACGAGAATGTTATCTCGACAGTCACCACCAAAGATTTGGTGGAGCAGAAGGTCTTGGTTCCCCTTCGCGTGTTCATCTCCAAGGAGATCAACATGGAGGGCGCGAAGAAGGTAGCCGGGGAGTGGTCGCAGGATGAGATCACCAAGCGGGGCATGGTCATCACCGGTGACATCGTTGCCGAGTGGGTGAAGAAGACGCACGAGATCTTTGGCAAGCCAGTCAAGACCATCGTTTTCTGTGCAGGGGTTGATCACGGCACAGATCTGATGCGGAAGTTCGCAGAGCAGGGCTACAACTTCGTATCCATTTCGTACCGGGACGACGATCAATTCAAGCGGGATGTGATCGAGGATTTCAGCAAGCCCGACACAGAGATTCACGGGCTGATTGCCACGGACATCCTGACCAAAGGCTTCGATGTTCCCGATGTCCTGATTGGTATCTCTGCTCGGCCTTTCTCAAAATCTCTGTCCTCTCACATCCAACAGATGGGCCGGATCATGCGCGGCTCACCCGGGAAAGAGTTCGCGGTTTGGCTCGACCACTCCGGCAACTACCTTCGATTCCGAGATGATTGGGAGGAGATCTTCCAAAACGGTGTCCATGAGTTGGATGACGGCAAGGAGAAGGCCAAGAAGGAACCCTCCGAGAAGGAGAAGAAAGACTCCACTTGCCCCGTGTGTGAGGCTCTGTGGCCAAGTGGATCGGATACATGCACCAACTGCGGCCATGTGCGGGAGCGGAAGTCTCAGGTTGTGTCTGTGCCTGGTCAGATGGAAGAACTCGGCGCGATGCAATCTCACGCGACCAAGCAGGATTGGTGGTCGATGCTCAACTGGTACATCCAGTATCAGGGATGGTCGAACGGGCGTGCTGCTCACACCTACCGGGAGAAGTTTGGCGTGTGGCCTAGAGGTCTTCACTCTCATCCCAAAGCACCCTCTCCCGAGATTGAGAAGTTCATCAAGCAAAGGCTTCGCGCCTACATCAACAGGATCAAGAAGGGTTACTGATGGAGTTCGTTCAGTTCTGCCGTGCCCACGGCATCCTGATTGACAGCGTGCCCCCCTTGGGGGTTTGGAAGCGATTCCCAACAGACGATCACCCACACAAGCGCAACGGCGCGGTCAAGTTCATGGGCGATCACGGCTTCGTGCAGAACCACGCTACGCAGACAGAAGTTTCTGTATGGAAGTCGGATAAGCCCACCACTTTTGATCCTGCGAAACTGGCTCGCGTGGTTCAGAAGGCGCAGGACGATACCGAGCGGCGGCAGCGGGAAGCGGCACAGAAAGCACAGTTCATCATGGACAGGTGCGATCAAGCCCGACATGACTACCTCAAGGCCAAGGGTTTCGAGGATCAGATCGGCTTCGTATTACCCGCCGATGGCAAGCAAACCTTGGTGATCCCCATGCGGGTTGCCGGGAAGTTGGTCGGTTGCCAGTTGATCGACCAGGAGGGCGGTAAGAAGTTTCTGTTCGGGCAGCGGACTTCACAGGCCGAGTTCATCTTCGATAACAAGGGGCCGCACATTTACTGCGAGGGCTACGCCACGGCACTTTCAATCCGCGCTGCTCTCAAGTCATTGAAGAAGCAGTACACCCTCCATGTCTGCTTCTCGGCAGGGAACATGGAAAAGGTCGCGTTAGTGCACGGCCCGGGCTTCGTGGTAGCGGACAACGACGAAAGCAAAACAGGGGAAGAATCCGCGAAACGGATTGGCTTCCCCTATTTCTTGCCCCCCACAGTCGGGCACGATTTCAACGATATGCAGAGAGAAGTTGGCCTACTCAGGTCTGCGATGGCGTTGGACAAACTACTGCGGACGCGGAAGGTAGGCTAGAGGCTCGACCTTCACCCGTTCCGGGTTGTGCATCTCACAGTCAAGCACTCTGCCCAGCAACTCCATGCCGAGGGTGTAGGAGTTCATTCCCGGCCCGTAGTGGTCTGCTTGGATGCGAAGGTATCCCTTCTCATCTTCGTAGATGTAGATGCCGAAGAAGGTTTTGGATTTATCCATCGAACCCATGATACTCCCGCATGGGGTCTAACTCCAACTCCGCCTGGAGTTTGCATTCATCCACCTCCCGTGGGGTGAGGGCGCTTTCCAACACTTTGGACAGACGGACTGCTGCCACCATGTCCTCATGCGTCCGCGCTCTGGCTCCCATGAGGTAGGCCGAGACAAGGGCTTGCTTCTTATCCGGCTTCATTTTCTACCTCTTGAATCAACTCAAGTTCCCAACAGGCATCGTTGATATCGGCGCGGTCATGCTCGATTTCCTGCCATGCCTTCTCATCGGCCTCCTCTTTTGAGTTGGCCTCCACGGTAACGGTGATGTATGAGGTGCGGCGGTATTCCACTTCGTAGACTCTCATACTGCCACCTCTGCCAGTTCGTCGGGGACTTCCACTTCGTTGCCAATTACGGAACCCACATAGCACCGCATGGCTGCAATCAATGGCGTTGGGCCGTCCTCTCCCCATTCCCCCAATTTTTCGGCTCGCCATATTGGTAGCCCGTTATCGACTGCATCGTGCCCAATGAAATACAGATCAATCCTCTCGCGCTCAATGATCGGGCCACCCCATGCCCAATCTGTTGAGTATTGGTACAGCGTCGAATCCAACAGCGTGTCCTCACACTTTGCCACCAGCCAATCAAGAGCGGCCCCGGTCAGTTCGTTGGTCTTGATCTTCATGCTGTTGCTCCTTCAGGGTGTTTGATTTCGCAATAAAGCGCAACCCCGTGGTCATAGCCCCGGCGATAGGCCCACAGAGAGCGGGTGTCCTCTCCGATCAGACCCTCATGCAATGCAACTTCTGACCCGTTCATCAGTCCATCATCGATGCCCAGTTCGTATGCGTCCAACAGAGTCAATTCATTTGGTTCGATCTTCATTTCACTTTCCTTCAATTGTTGCGTTGTAGATACAGATTAAAAAACTGCGTAAACAGATCCGGGAAAGCGGCCCGCAGTCGCGCCCGATTCTGGGGATCGGCTGCGATGTACGCATCGCCAATCGCGGCGGCAAAACTTCCGCCTTCTTCCATCACCCACGCTGCGTGTAGGTAGTCGTTATCGTTACTTGGTCGCTGAACCAGTTGCACTAGGTTGTCTTTCATCTTTTGCTCCATCGTTGAATGTGCCCATTGCCCGGTCAATCTCGCCCTGTTCAAACCCACGCCAATACTGGCGCAGTTCTTCACCCCTGTAGGTAGGGTCGGGCGCGATATCCCCGAAGTGATATCCGGCTAGGTAGCCCTGTTTGTATGCGCTCATGGTCAATACAGGCAGATTTGGTATGAGGAAAAGTTGGCGCGATAGGTTACGGTCTTATCGTCTTCTTGTATCTTTCTCCCTGCGTCCTTGCACATCTCAATGTTCTGATCCTCCATCGGTTTCAAGTCTTCATCCGTGTAGGAAAAGTCCAATACTTTCTTACTCGTCTTATCCAAAGTAACTACCCCGTTACCGCATCCGCGATACTTGTGGTCAAGGTTACTGGGGATTCGATAGGTCGGCGCTCCAAGTTTTGTCATCATTGCAATAGAAAATTCTTCATGTGTGCAGGGCTTGCCATCCAGTAGCAACTCCCACGAAAGATAGCCAGTTGCTTCGTCATCCAAACAGTCTCGTGTTACACGGCCTTCATGGAATGCATAGACGATGGTTTCCCCTTCCAATCCCATGTATTCCTCTGCTTCTTCGGGCACGAAGAAACTGCCGCAGGGTATCCATTCAGACCCCACGAAAATGGAACTCTTGTATATCTCAAGGGGAAAGTCTTTCGACTCCCCTCCCTGATGAGTTATGCGGACAGAAAACATTTCGTCACCCTTTTTAATGGTAAGACCGGGCTTCTTTGCGCCCGCGCTCGACTAGATACCGGGCTTCTGCCCGATCTTCTACGCTCTCGGCTTCAATCATGCGGCGGATGATTCCTGCCACCGCGCGCGCCTGGTCAGTACTGGCGGCTTTTTCATACTTGTAGCCCATCTGAATATATTTTGCTTCTGCGTGGATCATGGTGTCATTCTCCAAAAATAAACGACCAATGGTGCACCGACGAAAACCGCCAACAGCACCGCCCCTAAAACGTCCATTGCGCCCTTGCGCCGCTCTTCAAATGTTGGCATTTGCTTCCTCATTTGATCCGTTGAATGGTCATGTTGTCGTTATAGAACACCCGGCCCATGTCAATCGGGTTTGTGGTCAAGTGTTCCAACAATTGCTCGAATGTCATCAACTCCCCGATTTCATATCCCCAATAGTCCCTATCTTCATCAAATAGGTTTGTGTCCCCGTACATATCGCGCAGGGATTCTCGCGTGTGCACTTCCACGTTGTCCCCGTCCCATGTGCACAGAAAAACGGGTTTTTCACCCGAAACTATGAAGGGATACATGCTTAACACCCCATCGCGGCATCTTCCACCGCATTTACTAGCCCGTCAAAATCTTCGCTCGGCCCAAGCAAATCCGCCAGTGCGAAAACGATCTCAGGGTCAACCCCGCAACAGTCCGCCAGGTCTAGCAAATACTCGCGGCGGGAATCGAATCCGTGTTCCTGATAGATACTCATTTTTTACCCCTTAGTGTTTCGGATAGGACACATTTTTGATATCGCGATTCCAACAGTCGCGACACTCTCCGCACTTTCCGCCGCGCGTGTATGCTTCACACTCCGACCCGATCGGCGCGTTTGCTTTGTGTACGGTAGAAGTGTTCCCGTCATATGCGGGAGGGTTCCCGTCTATCATTGCGCCCGACAGTCGCACGCATAGGTTCGGCGGGAAATCCCCGAAAACTTCCCGGTAGCGGTAGATCAGGCCCTTTTCTTTTGTAGGTAGCCAGAATGCCACGCTAGGCAAGGCTTCCGCGATTCGGACGATATCCAGTAGGTGTTGGAAGGATTGAAGGTCGCCCGCATCGTGCCACCTGAAATAAGTTTCACCCGATCGGCGGATCAGAAAAACCATTGAATCCGCCCACGATATGGACGACAGGCCCGAAAACCGTTTTTCGTGCGCGGCTTGTACGGACGGGTAGGAATAGTTGTCGCGCATGGCATAGCAATCCGCACAAACCGAACCCGGGACAAGGGCTAGTTTTCCGCCAACATTACATTTTTTGGCAGAGATTCCATAGGCAAGCCCGGGCATTTTTGACGGTTTGCCTAGACTGCCAGTAATGGATTCGGCACGGGTTTTGTTCAGTCTGCGCGGCGGAATCGCGAACAGTATGGTTTGCATGGTTACTCTCCCAGTTGACTCCCCCGAAGGGGAGCGGTTTGTTTTAGGCATGGAAACGTGGAAGACGACGGACAAACGCGTCACGGTTTGTGTGCGTTTCTTTGATGCGATACGCGACTCCGGCGGACTGAAGGGCGCGGATATACAGACCCGCGTCGCAATCCTCTTCTAGCCAAACCGTATCGCCGTCACGGTATGAGTAGGCAGACACTTTGTCCGTCAGTCCATAGGCGCGAAGGGATTGGATATCGGCGGCAATCCATCCGTGACCCGGGTCTTGGATGTAGTCAAGGGTAAGCATAGAGACACTCCATGTAGGTGATAGGACAGTCGCTATCCTATGTGTTGCATAGAGTGTGTCCAATTGATTGTTCTAATGGGCGCCTGGTGGTCGATAGGCTGGGGCTATGCGCGCTGGGGGCGTGTTGCTTGATGTTCCGGCTTTGTTCCCCTATGATGGAGGCCGCAACTAACGCAAGCCCGAAGGGCAACAGTCCAGTATGAAACTCACTAGAAAGCAAATAAGGGAAGGTCTGACAACAGTCCCTGTGGAGAACATCCTAGGTAAAGACGTTTCCCGGGAACTAACCGCCAAACAAAAGCGGTTTGCCCTTGAGGTAGCCAAGGGCGCCACTAAGGCTGACGCATATAGGACAGCATACAAAGCAGACGCCAGTCGCAACACCCTAGTGTCCAAACCGTACCTCTTGGCACGCGACGAAAGAATCAGGGCTGAGGTCGATGCCTACGAACAGGCAATAGAAGCGGCGAGATATAGAACCCCTGCCGCTCTAAGAGAATTGGTAATCCAATCCCTAGTTTCTGTAGTAATTAACCCGGAAACAAAAGATAGCGTAAAGGTAGCGGCGGCCAAGGTATTGGGAACCGTGACGGAAGTTGCCGCATTTACTGAGCGTAAAGAGGTTAAGACGATATCCAGTAGCGAAGACGCTAAGGCTAATGTGATGGCCGAACTAAAGCGGTTAATCCGTGACGGCGCGCAGGATGCCACCATTGTGGAAACCCAAGCGGCGGATTTACTGGCGGAACTATCGGCGGAATCGAACCCGGCCCCCGGCTCTGTGGAATCAGCGCAGGACGAACCCCACCCCAGCGCCACCCCCCAGGCGCTGCATTTGGAGTCCCGCGCACATATGCATACTATCCCACCCGAAGTGTCGGTACCCCCACCCATTTTGGACTCCACCAACGCGACCCCCACCCCCTCAGATAGGGAGACCCCCCCGTCATCTTCTATTTAGGTACCATAGATGTGGGGGTGGTAACGTTACCACATGACATAAAGTGCTTTAAGAAACGCTCGTAAGTTGTTGATTTTCCGTGGCAGGGTGGTAACGTTACCAGATGACACAAAATGGTTGAAGAAACGGGTGCTAAGTTGTTGATTTTGAAGGGAAAAGACGCGATTCGTCGGCCGACGGTGGTGGTTGGGGCGAAGGAGATGAGGCGTGTTTGGGGGGATAGGGGTGAGTTGGAGGTGGGTATGAGTCCGGCGCAGAGGGAGGTTTTTTTGGTGGTGGATGAGTGGTGGAAGAAGTATGGGTTTGCGCCTTCGTTGAGGGATATTGCGTATGTTCGGGGGAAGATGGGGTTGGGGAATACGAAGAAGATTGTTGATAGGTTGGTGGAGTTGGGTGCGTTGAAGAGGTTGGATGGCCGTCGGAGGTCTGTTCGGCCTGTGTATGTGAACTTTAAGAATCTGGAATGAAGTTAGAAGAGTTGATTGATAGGTTGCCTGTTGCGGAGCAGGAGGCTTTATTGGCTCAGGTGGCTGAGTACAGGGAGGCTTTGGAGAGGGAGAAGTCTCAGAAGTCGTTCATGCACTATGTGAAGACGATGTGGCCGGGGTTTGTGCATGGTCGGCACCATGCTTTGATGGCCAAGAAGTTTGAGGAGATTGCTGAGGGGAAGGTTAAGAGGCTGATTATCAATATGGCCCCCCGGCATACTAAGTCTGAGTTTGCGAGTTATCTGTTGCCCTCGTGGTTTTTGGGTAGATTTCCCAATAAGAAGGTGATTCAGACGAGTAATACGGCTGATTTGGCTGTGAACTTTGGTCGCAAGGTCAGAAACTTGGTGATGAGCGAGCAGTATGCGGGCGTTTTTCCTGATGTTTCGCTGAGGCAGGACTCGAAAGCGGCTGGCCGGTGGGCTACTAACAAAAATGGGGAGTATTTTGCGATTGGTGTGGGTGGAACTGTGACGGGTAAGGGCGCGGATTTGTTGATCATTGATGATCCGCACTCGGAACAGGAGGCTGCACTGGCGGCGGGGAACCCGGAAGTGTTTGACAAGGTGTATGAGTGGTACACCTCTGGTCCAAGACAGCGTTTACAGCCTGGTGGGGCGATTGTGGTGGTGATGACTCGGTGGTCTGAGAAGGATTTGACCGGTCGGATCATCAAGGATGCGGCTTCTCGGGACAAAACCGAGGAGTGGGAGGTGATTGAACTCCCGGCGATCATGCCTTCTGGCAAGCCTTTGTGGCCGGAGTTCTGGTCTTTGCCGGAATTGGAGGCTTTGAGGGAAGAACTTCCCCCGGCCAAGTGGAATGCTCAGTATCAGCAGAGCCCAACGGGTGAAGAGGGCGCGATTGTCAAGAGAG